CATTAGGTAACGGATAAGGTTCCGCGTTTGATTTACCTTTCTTGTTCCTTCTCCATAACTAATACGAGCAGAGTTCTCTACTTCTTCATCATCACCCATTACATCTAGAAGTTTTACAAATCCTAGTTGATGAATGGTTTTCATACCTAAACTTTTTTCCAACTTTTCACTTCCCACTCGCCCCGCTGACCAGAGTAAGTATTTGTATTTATAATTTCAACTAACCGAGCATCCTTTATACTGGTTAGAACCATGTCATTGATATCTTTACAAGTAATTGAATTTGGCCAGATAACTACCCCCCAGCCATCTTGTAAAGACCTTATCATACTTCTTACTATTTGAAAATTTCTTGGTTCATTATCAAATATGAGTGTGGTCTTAGTATTGTCAAGGATACTCAAATCAGACATATCCGCACCAGCCATTGCGAGACAATTTGGAAGAAAGAGCGAGTCAATTGGGCCCTCTACCAAATATGTATGTTGCTCTGAATTCCACCTTTCAAGTCCAAACACCTTTGGTGCATCTTCATGTACCTTGACTGTTACATATCTAACTTTAGATTCTTGTAGGGCCCGCCCCTGTGCTCCGATAAGTTGGTTATCTTTATCAAAAAAGGGTATCACTAGTCGCGGTTCTTTACCCATCAAATTTGAGTAATCGACTTGACATACCGAAAGGGCCCAATTCTTGAAATCTTCCGCATAGAAGATTTTATCCATAAATTGCTGGGGTATTTCTCTACCTTCACAATAAACTCTTGCGTAATGTTCTTTTGGTAAAGACTCTATAGATGGTAAATCTATATTGGTTTTCTTTGGTTTGAATGTTGGTGCTTCAAAGTTGAACTCTGGTGCTTTAGATTTTCTTTGACCAGTTTCACCTGCCCTGTATCTCTCCATTATATATTGTTTATGGAGAAATGGGTCAAGGTCTTTGATAAGATTACCTACTGACTGACCTACACCACAGTTATGACATTTAAAGAAAAGGTCTGTCTTTTTACGATAGACATAACCCCTTGCTTTGGATTTTGATGTTTGGGAATCTCCACATTGAGGACAACGAAAGTTCCAGAGATAGTCTCTGACTTTCTTGAAGCGGTCTAATCGTGGAGAGAGAAGACTTAAATATTTTGTATCGGTAATAATACTCATGATGTGGGGGATAAGATGTCAGTCAATATAATAATTATACCATAACTTTTAGAATTTGTCAACCCCTTCTGTTGATGGCATGTTGATTTTTTATCCAAGCATTTGCTGCTCGGCTGGTTGGTTTTGTATCAATTAGTTTTCCAATTTCTACAAATATTTTAGTGAAGATATCATCACCAGCATGATTATTGTCTACTAAGAGAAAACTACTTCTACCGAAATAGGACTGAAATTTTCCCATATTCTTTTGAACTGCATCCCACATCTTTTTCACTTCATCCTCATCTAGACTTCTAGGCCGTGCTTCATTTCTTTGTAGAGCAACATCTAAAGAAGTATTGACAAATATCATATAGGTATCATATCCTATCTTTCTAAGCTTATCAGATGAATTCTTTATCTTATTATAATCTTTACCAGTTCCATCAATCAACATTCCAAGGCGACCTTCCATATAATTCTTTTCTTGTTTGGCGATAAGTGCTTTGGCTCTGTCTCTTATGGCTTGACCTTCATCTGAATATATGTCCGCTACAGTAGTTGCTTTACCAGCATCTTTTAACATTTTAGTGAATAGTGGGTCTGAGTCAATTACCTTTAGTCCGTAAGGACTCATCTTAGAACCTGTCCCTGCTGCACCAGACGCTTTAGAAACATGAGATTTACCAGAGCCTGGGCCACCAGCAGTGAAGAATGCTTTGAATATGCCTGGGTCTTCGACTCCTTCGTATAATTTTATAAAATCTTGAAATGTTTTCATCTATTCCTTCATCGAATTTGGATACCAATCTGGTAATGGTTTTGTTCTAATTCTAGCAGAATACTCTTTTTTAGCTTGGTCTTTATTCAATTTAACTTTGCCATCTACTAAATCCCTAACAAAACCAAGAGTTGCTGCGTTAGCATATAAACTACCACATCTTGCAGTGACTTCCTTTTTCAAACCATCATAGATTATACTTCCAGATGCATGACCAAGAATTTCTATCAACTCATTAGGGACTTGTATTTTCATTGAAGAATACACATAATCCCTGTGTGGTGCGGGAAATTCATGTGGTATACTTTCATCCACTATCCATACTTCATTGAATGGTGGTTCAATAGAATTCCAACTTAAACGAGTTTCAGACATTTCATCTGGTTCACCAAAAACTTTGACTAGATCTTCTGCATACATTCTTGCGTCTTCATGTCTCCAATTTTTGGTAATGTCAGATGATTTTTGTTCTGTAACGTATTGTTTAAAGTTTTTCATTTCTTTTTTTTCTTCTTTGAAGATGATATAGGTTTAGGCCCATGTTGGTGTTCTTGCATTTGAGTTACCTTTACATCTTCAGCATTGAAAGTGTATTCTTTTCCTTGCACAACGATGTGGTATTCCTCAATTTCTCCGTTTTCCGTGAGACTGTGACTTTCTACTTTAACTTCACCCAAACTTGGGTGATGGATATGAGTGGCTCAATCGTGTTGAATAGCTTTATCAACATTGACTTTGTTAATATCTTTATTAAATTCGTTGTATGTTTTCATTTGTTTACCTTTGCTTTTAGACTGTCAATCTTGGTTGATATTGATTTAATTTTAGTTTTTAATCCCATCCTTTTGTCTTTCAAATTACCTATCTTGTCTTTTCTCATCATAGTTACTTTTTTGTTTATCGGACTCATTGGATTTAAGTCATCAATTTTGTCTTTCAATTTGTCTACTGCTTTATCTTTTAATTTGCCGGGCAATTTCTTTAAGTCATCTATCTTATCTCTTATCTTATCCATAGGATTTATTTTAGCTATAATCCTCGCTTTAAGATTAGGATGCTCTAATATTATACAATCTTCTCTAAATTCTCTATACCGTTTCATCCACGAACTTTCGCTGCTAAATCTTTATCTGCACCACCCCATGTTCCTTTACTCTTTGTAACGAAACTGTTGACTCTTGCGAACGCCCACTGTTGTGAAGTCGTTCCTGGCCGGTGTCCTGTCTTGTAAGCTGCCATTCCTCTATCATATACCTTTTTCAAGATACCATAAGGCATTCCAGACTTCTCAGCCTTGTTCTTCAATCCTTCAATCTTTTCATTTAAGTTTTCTTCTCCATACATCTGTTTATACTTCTTGGTATGTACAGATGGTTTGGTCTTCGCGGATGCATCGCCTGGAGCTGGGCCGGACTTCTTCTTTGCAAAGTGAGCTGCTCGTTTATCCTTAGTAGACTTCGCCATGTCACCTGCGTAATACTTTGCGGGTTGTGTTCCGTCCTTATCTTTGATGTCTTTGTCTTGTGCGACTTCATTTACTGGAACACAGTTGGGCACCATCTTATCACCCTTTTTCTTCATACCGACTTGTTTGTATCCGTCCCAGCAAGGCCCCTGTTGTTCTTTTATTTTCTTACCATCTTTGTCATACTTACCTGACTTCTTCTTTGAGATAGCAATCGCTGCTTGTTGAGCTCTATTTACACCTTCTTTGAAATCTTTGAATGTTTTCATTAGTTATCTACCTTTGCTCCTGCACGCCACTGATAGCACGACCAATAGCCTGGAGTTGTCTTATCCTTCTTGTCAGCACAATTATGTCTTGCACGAAACGCTGCTCTTCGTTTTGGGTCATCTCGTTTGATTGACATATTTGGGTCACCGAAACGAACTACCACAACCTTCCCTTGCGCATTATTTACATAAACCTTAAACTTCTTGTTAGGGTTTTCACTTGTGCGAATAGGGTCATTCAATTTTACCTTTTTACCTTGATACTCTGCAGCTTCCACGATATGGTCATAACAATCATCGCAACACTTTTCTGAGTATTCTTTGAATGTTTTCACTTTTTCTTTTCCTTTTTAGCTTTCTTTTTAACAAGACCCTTTACTTTCTTAGCAGTCTTTTTAACCTTTTTTGCTGTATCCACAACTTTTTCTGCTGTGTCTACGGCCTCTGTAGTTGCTTCAATGATCTCTTTACCACTTCCAAAGAGGTTTTTCACATACTGTATAATTTTATTCAAAAATTCCATATTGTTCCTTTAGATTGTTGTTGTTATTAACTAGTCATATGCTGATGTCTGGGCGTCCCCCTAACCAACTTTTTACTGTACTCTTCATGTTTCTTCCACTTTGATACCATTCTCTGGTCATTAGGCATCATGAATGGTCTTGATAACTCTTCTTCTATTTTTTCTTCAGCCATAGTGTTCCTTTTTACTTATCCCACGCCTTTGCAGCATTAAAGTTATTCTGTGAAAATTCTAATCGGTCAACCAGTTTGACTGCTTTCCCCACTTGATCTATCGCAACGAATCCTTCAACATTCGTAGCCTTGTATCCCTTTGGTGTTTTAATAAAGGTATCTGCCACTCCCCTCGCACCCTCTAACTTCTTAACAATCATGTTCTTCGCGTCTACTAATAGGTTCTGCATATCAAATATTTTTACTAATTTACTAGCATTTGAACGAAAATATTTCATCAACCTATCCATATTCTGTTGTTTGATTTCTTTATTTTGTGCTCTTTTTACTTTATCTACTTCTTTCTTTTTCTTATCGTAAACATAAGCAATCAATCCAGCCGTGTGCATCTTGGTGTTAGTAATCTTTTCTCCGGCCCTAACTTTGGTGTTGTTGTATGTCTTTATCAGTATCTTGAGTTCTTCATCCTGAGAGAGCATTCCCAAAAGGTTAGAATCTATCTTACGGAAAGTCTTACCTGCATCTGATAGAATACCAGTTATAGTAGTTGTTTCTGATTTATTGAAATTGATAGTTCCAGAAGTGTCTTTGTAGTCTGCATCTGAGAACCATACACCAGAATTCTTACTTAATCCTCTTAGATTGACATTGAATGAAGCTGACATATCTTCCATTGTCCTTCCACTATATGTAGTGTGAAAGACAATCCCCATAGAAGACGATAGTATTTTTGCTGCACTTTCCATCGGAATTGCATAAACAATAGTATTTGGTTGGAAAGTTATGTATTGTTTTCCATCTATAGTTTCTTTTTTTAAGTCATCCTTAGTGAACATCATGTCACCTTGAATAACTTCCTTTATGCCCAATTTTGACAGTTCAGTGAACGCAACCTTTAGTTTTTGATTAAGACCAATGTTCGGATGATTCCGATCAATGTCATCGTGTGAATAATTGATCTTCGCATTCTTATTGAACACTCCCTTGGTGCCCACAAAGAATTGGTTATTCTCAGGGTTAATACCCGCGAAGATAGCTGGGGCGCCATCCCACTTAACCGTCACATTTACGCTGGATTTTGCATTTCCAGCGAGCATGTCTCTTAGGGATTGGAGGAAGTTAATCGCTCCTCGCGTTCCCACTATACCACTATTTAGAACTTCATCTTCTAGATGCTCTAAATGTAAGTTCTTCTCTTCTGTAAGGAATCCATCAAAACTAAGC